TATCATATCGGTTGCCTGATACTTACCACTAGAATAATGTTGGTCATATGTATTACCTACATATGCTTTTACTTCGTTTAATATTTTATCTTCATTAAATTTATAGTTCACTACTTCTCCACTCCTTTGGTACACTCTCTTCGTTATACCATGTAAAATTATTTGTCTCTGCCCACTCGGCATGACTTCTTTTAGTCCCATCTTTTCTTTTCTTAGAGGCTGGCATTGGTGCAAAAGGTTTTTGAAATAAGAATATTAATTCATAGTCTTTTGGCAAAGCCTCCCTAATATGTATGTACTTACTATACTCTGCGTAATCCCAAAACCTACCTTTAGCTTCTAACAATATTGTTTTGCCGTCAATTATTTTAACAAAGTCCGGCTCATACTTATGCTTAACTATGTAGTTTATGTTATCCCAATGGTGCTTCCAATCATGTAATAATGTTTGATGCAGTTGAGCTTCCCATAAACTATCATAACCTTTAGGTACATTAGTTTTTTTAGGTCTAGGTTTTCTAGGTACTCTAGCCATTAGTAACAGAAGAGTCGTAGTTTTTAACCAGCTTCCAATAATCTAATATAGCATTGAACATGTTGGTGTGTTTTTCTTGAGAAGCTTTATCCCATATGTGACAAGATATCAACTCAGTATCTTTTCTATCTACAAATATAGATACTCTTTCTACATCAGTAAACCCACAGCCTTGAGCATAGGCAGACAACTGCATACCGTGTTCATCGTATACTAATTTAGCAGGGTCTTTACCTTCTAAGTTATCCTTTGTTTTAAAGTCAACAAAGATACCAGACTTAGAATATAAATCTATCTTACCACCATACCCTGATTCAGCACAGAAAGAATCTTCTGCTATCCATTCTTCATTAGGAAAGTTATCATCTAAGTAAGCCTGAATAATTTCATAAGTCTTACTAGTGCCTTCACCTAAGAACCCACGTTCAATCATAGCATGAATCTTAGTACCTTCTTGGGCAGCTTTGATACCTAGTTTTTTAGAGTCAGTCTTACACCTATAAGTAAAAGACTTAAAGGATTCTCCTTCTTCTTTTTCTAATGTAAGAGCAGAGTTGAGTGCTTGGTCTATCTTCCAATTTTCTAAGGCAGGTTTTGCTATCATGCCTAAGATAGTAGTAACGGAAGGAACTAACTTTTCTTTCTTAGCATCTCTAAGAGTAGTGTTTCTTTCCTTACCATTAGCACCAACGATAGTATACATTGGGTCTCCCTCTTGGGTATACCAATGTCCTGACTCAGACGTAAATTTATTATAGCTATCTAACTCTGTATTGTCAACAAGTTTTTCATTTTCCTTTATCATTTTCTGCTTCCTTGAATGCTTTAATAACATCCGATGAGAATAATTTTTGTAAGTTAACCAAGAACATTCTGCTTGCTTTATGGTCACCACCGGATACAGTTTTAAATGTATCTAATTTATCTACTATTGTTCTAAGTACATCAGTCTTAAATACTAGTGTGCAGAATTCGTTGTTGCCTACACATAGATTATGAAACCAGTAGTCTGCTTCGGTAGCTTTGATACCTGAAGGCTTACCCCATGATTCATATTCAATACATATATTACCTGTCTTCTGCCACATATCTTTTTCTGATTTTACTTCTATCTTTTTATTGGTTAGCATTTCTGCTATCTTTTCTTCTCTGACTGTACCGTAAGCTAAGTCTATATCAAATTTCTTTCTATTAGCTTTAGCAGGTTTCATTTCTTTAATGGGTTTCATACCAGTTCTCTCCTATTTTGTATTCCCCTGTCAAAGGGCAACGCATGTTATAATGTTCCGATGCTCGTTCAATGGACGTGACTCCTAGCTTTCCTACAAATTCTGCTTGGCTTTCCTTGACTTCAATCTGCCACTCATCATGTATATTAGCTACAAACTTAGCATCAATATCGTTTAAGTCTATAAGTTCCTGTAGAAAACACATGGCTTTCTTCATGACTATAGCACCTCCACCCTGTAACAGAGTATTAAGTGCAGCATGTTGGCTTCTTATATATATCTTCCTACCATCTAGCCCTTTCAAGAATCCTCTTTCAGATGCTTTCTGGACTTTCTCTTTTAGTATTTTAAGAGGGGGTAAGTTCTTAAAGAATGTTTGTTTTAATTCTTTACCCTTCTTCATACTACCACCTGCAACGCTACCTATCTTAGCGTCACCTGCTCCATACACCAATGCATATATGAATGTCTTAGCTTGGTCTCTTGTTTTAAGACCGGCAAGTTTTTGATTAGTGGTGTGTATGTCACCATTAATAACTTCATTAATATAATTTTCATCGTTCATATAGTGTGCTAACATTCTGAGCTCAAGCCCACTAGCATCTATACCTACAAGTTTATAACCTTCGGGAACAGTCCAACAAGAACGACACTCTTTTCCATAAGGACTTCCTGAGTTAGGAACTTGTGCCATGTTAGGACTTCTATGTGTCATCCTACCTGTGATAGTTCCGTTAGGTATTACACTACCATGAACTCTGTCACCTTTTAAATGGTCTATCCAAGAGGTAACTTGTGCTATTCTTTTTTGATAAAGCAAGAAGTCTGCAATTAGTTTAGCCTCTCTTATATGCTCAATCTTTTTAAGAGTTCCTTCATCTACAATAGGCTGACCTGTTGGTGTAAAGTTTACAGGCTTCCATCCGAAGTCAATAAGATATTCTCCTATTTGTTTACGACTACCTAGATTAAACTCAACAAGTTTTTTTCTCATAAAATTATCAACGCATTGTGTTGTTAAGCAGTTGTTATATTCATCGTCTGTCAAACCACGTTTAGATAACTCTCCGTCTTTTCTAATGTATGGAGTAACTAACTTATCATCTACCCACTTAGGTTTGAATGTGTTGTGTACTTCATCTTCTACTTCTAACTGCTTGGCTTTTAATTCAGCCAACAGTAGCATTGCTTCCTTAGTATTAAAGAAGAACCCAGTCTTTTCTTGCTGTCTCATTATCTTAGCTACTGAATGCTCAAGATTAACAGACTCTTCACTAAAGATAGTTCCTTCTTTTAATAAGTAATTATATACTGATTCGTTTAGCTTTACATCTTGAATACAATAGTCTAACATAGCAGGGGTGTACTCATCAAAAGTTGCTGGTGATTCTTGCTTTAGCATACCAACACGCCAGCCCCAAGCCTTTAAGCTATGTCCATTCTCACGGACAGGATTGAATAGTCTAGACATTACCAATGTATCTTCTAAATTCTTAGTAAGTTTAGCATCATGTAATCTTTCTAAGACAGGGATATCATAGCCTATAATGTTGTGCCCAATTAATACTTCAGCACTTTCTAGGAACTTAATCCCTTCAGCTATCTGAGTATTATCAAATGTATGCACTGCACCATTCCATTCTTTAGCTACGATACACCATACTTTAGTAGGGTTTAATCCGTCTGCTTCTATGTCAAATATTATTTTAGAATTGTTCGTTGTCAAATGTTTCCTCCTCTGATACTTCAAACAGTCTGCCTGTATCAGAATTATATTTGAGACCACAAGCTAATCCTGTGTCTCCTGTGTACCTTGATTTGAGTACACGAACCTTGGTTGTATTGGCTTCTTCAGGATTGGCTGCCTGTTGATTTCTCTCTAGGGCAATGACACAATCAGATAACTGTGCTATACCTGCCGAACCTTTAAGGTGTGATAGGGAAACTTCGACACCATTCTCATGTCCCTTGTCTCCACTTGCTCTACGAAGATGCGATACTAATATCATACCGATACCTGTCTCTTCTACAAGACTACGCAGTCTGTTCATAAGCATATCAATACCTCGTCTTTCGTCACCTTCTGATAAGACATTGACAAGCATATGTAAGTGGTCAACTATAACCCATTTACATTCACAGCCTACAATAATATATCTAAGCTTGGAAAAGATATCATCTATATCTGTAGCACCTAGATGAGCATGGATATAAACTCTACCTTTCGGTATAGCTTTATCAAACAAAGTTGTCAGCTCTTCTTCACTATAGTTCTTGCGTTTCTCTGTTAGGTACAGTCTATCGTTAGCTTCGATAGATAAGATACCATCAGCAGTTCTTAGCCAGTTCTCTTCAAGAGCAACGATACCTACATTGTCGGTAGTGTTTTGGATAAGGTGATGTTCTAGTTCTCTAGTAACACTAGACTTACCAAGACCTGTGCCACCTGT